ATTTATGCAGGCGGATATATTTCTGTTGTTATTGATGATCAGGTAGAGGGTAATGATTACGAGCAGTACAGATTATTTACTCAAGCAAACGTAATTCAAGATCGCAGTGGTGATTCTGCAGCTCCTTGTTTTGTCTACGAAGGAACAGGCAAAAAAGCTCGTACTACTGCTGTCCAGGTAAGTTATATCGATGCCTCTAACTTCTATAAAGAAGCTAAGACACTCGTAGAGGATCGCGATGCGATGCAGAAGTATGGTTACAACCTCAAAAAGATCCGAGCATTAGGCTGCACAAACCGAGATCAAGCCGAGCGTATGGGTCGATATGTTCTCGCCACGAATCTTCGCTCTACTGAAACTGTTTCCTTCAAAGTTGGCCCTGAAGGTGCCCTTCTTCTGCCTGGGGACGTGTGCCTTATCGGCGATCCACTCAAGACTAGGATCACGGCTGGCGGACGAATCGATCTTGCCTCTTCAAATACCATAACCACAGACAGAGATCTAACCACGACTCTTAACCTGAGTCCTAATAAGTGGTATGTCTATACCTATACTTCGGCCGGAATCGTTCAACGTAACCCAGTTCAGGCTATCTCCGGCAGGACAATTACGATTTCCGGGTCATTCGGCTCTGTCCCTTCATCTTCAATGCTTTGGATCTTGGTGGATGAAGGACCCTCCAATAACCAGGACATGCAATTTAATAGATACCGCGTTCAAAAAATTACTGAAAATAATGATGGAACTTTCTCAATCATTGCGATTAAGTACGATCATGCAAAGTATGATTTCGTGAACACAGGTGTTGCTAGTTATGGCGGCGCTAGAACTCTTAGATATTCAACCAATACAGCTATAGATAGCTCATCAATTAACTTCCGCCTTCGTACTACAAATCCATGAGCATTGAACCCACTTCTCGTGTTTCGGTCTCCTGGAAGGCACCGTTTCAACTCATTCAGGGAGCCTTGGATTATGTCTTCCCTGGCTCACTTGTTTCTGTAGAAGTACCTGACAGTAGTATTGATCGATACGAGCTTGAGCTTTACAATACACAACTTGATGAATACGTTAATCAAGGATATTTCTACAACACTGAAGCAGATATTACGGTAGCAGATGCCGATAATGTTAAAGTAAGAATACGAGCTTTGCTCCGCGACGAAACAAAAACCGACTGGGTTGAGTCCGGTACACTCATCTTGTCTACGTTCGTAGTTGACTTTGCGAACAAAGATAATTCAATTTTCCTTGGTTTTATCTGATGTCACTTTTTGGAAGGGACGCTAATGGGGGTGACGCCTATATTCGGGCTTCAGGGAGTAGCAGTGCCACTGACGGCCTTGTCACCTTCCACGACACTTTTACGAACGATCTTAAGTTCAAGGCACTAGACCTTTCCGCCAGCGGTGATGTCATCCCACTGGTTTCGAGTCTAAAGCTCCGTGTCATGTCGGTGACGCTTAGTGCAGACGCTGCCTGCAATGTTCAGTTCCAGACTGGAGCCACTGACAATGTGACAGGAAAGATTTACCTCCCTGTAAACGGAACCGTCCAACTCAGTAATCCACTCGGATTGTTTGAGTCTGATGCAGGTGAAAAGATCAACGCCGTAATCACAGGTTCTGCAAACGTTGGGTTGTCGATTTCCTATCGAGAGGTCTAGTTGTGACCAGAGTTCATGGCAAATTATTTTCTGATGAGCGCGACGGCCTTTTGGTTGTTAAACCTTCTCAGCCCTTTTTCGGTGTTGGACGGGATGAACTTCATTTCGACGTCACTGATGGAGCTATTGACTTAAACCTCGATCCTACCCCGGCTGGTATTCACTACCTCGTTGCCTATAAGCAGAAAGGTGATATTCGTAGAACTGATTTTACCCTCAAGTGGAGGGTGCCTGATCTCCCGGAATTTGATGTGACTCCTGGTGCATCTAACACCACTAAAACAACAGAATCCCAAGTCGAGTCAGCCACCGTCTATGAAAGAGTTCAACTAAGACGTGCATCTTCTGAACTCGGCGCTGCTCTCGATGAACAGAGGCGATTAGAGGATGACCTAGTTGCTTCTCAGGTCAGGATCGATAACCTCGAGTCCCAGTTGAGGGAGTTGCAACAGGCCTCAGAAGAAGCCTTGATTTCTCGCGATAGAGCCATCGCACGTCTTACTGAAGAGAATGCACCGTCTGTGCAAACCATTTACGTTGATAGACCTATCCCCCCAAAACCTCTAGAGGAACGTATTAAGCGTCTTGAGGCAGAGAATATACGGCTGTCAGAATTGAACGAAGAATACTATAAGTCTGTTGTTGAGCTACATCAGTTACAGTTAGATAAAGCTCGAATAACTCCTCAAATCCAGCCTGTTGATCAAGGCTCTTCACCAAAACAGCGACTGCTGCGTAAGCTCATCGGAAAGTAATCAATGGCCCTCGATAATATAGCTGTAACTGTGAGAGAGGGTGACAGCTTTGATGAGCTGCACCTAGTTGTTGAAAAGCCTTGGGGTACTCCATACAACTACTCGAACTCTGTTTTAGTTGCAGATATTCGACGTTTCTTCAATGACAACACAACGCCGACTTCTGTTGTAGATAGCTTCGGCATTGTTGAAACTGATCCGTCTAAAGGCAAGCTAGCACTCAAGCTTTCAAGCCGCCAAACTGAAGCATTGGGCCGGAATGTGCCTCTAGGCTATACAGAGCGAGGCATTGAACGTTCTGGCCTTGGTTTGTCTGTCGATCCTTCCGATGAGCTACAGGGTGCTTTCCTCTGGGATCTTCGCGAATACTTCTCGACAACGCAAGCTACTATCACCTCTATCGCATCTGGTAGTTCGTTCACAACTACTGGCGGTGTAACTGCCAATAAAGTCAGAATCACGACTGCCGCTGCACATAACCTCACGCCTGAAGACCAGATTATTATCACAGGAACTGGTCAAAATGTTTACGATGGTGTGAACTTTAATGCTAATAAACTCTCTATTATTAGCAGCACAGTATTTGAGATTGATCCAACAACTGCTGGCGCACCTTCATTTTCTGTAGGTTCCAGCCAGGGTACAATAGCTGTGTATAAGGAAGACACTCTAGCGATTGGAACGCTAGAGGTTATCCCCAGAATTTCTAGAGATTCCGTTAGTTAAGGTAGTTCCTTATGGCCAGCGTTGAAGAAGGCGTAAGTGTAATTTCAGTAGGAAGAACAACGCCTGTTCCTGCTGGTCAAAACACTTCTGCAAATTCCCTCCCTGTTGTCGTTGCATCGGATCAGACACCTGTTCCGATCCTTGACAACCTGAGTGCTCCATCCCAGGTTCGTGATGACCTGCTGGGTATTCCTCGTGTCCAGACACCTCTGGCTATCTTCGATGACACAAATCTCATCGACATTGATACCAATATCTGGGCAAAAAATGAGCAGGTAACTTCTAACGTAAAAGTCACTCAGGTCAATCATCTTATTGACCAATCTGCTGCTGAAGTCCGTCTGAAGGTAGCTGCTGCAAACGGCAACACTGCCAGCCTGATCACTAAGCAGGCATTTCCGTATCAAACCGGCCGCATCACCAGTGCTTCTTTCGGTGTTGCACTCTCTACTGACAACTCAGCCACGCTTGAGTTTGGCATGTTTGATGCCAGCGACGGTTACTTCCTTCGTGTTGTTGGCACGTCGATGTTCTATGTCCGTCGAACAAGCTCTGGGGAGCGTCCGTCTGATCACCTGAATGGATATACGGCCCAAGGCACGGATCCGACAACCTTCACTGTCGATGCAGCGGTTATGACCGCACAGCCCAACCGCACTGACGAGGGCACCATCTACAAGCTGATCAGTAGCTCCCCCAATGTGATGGAGGAGATTGTTCCCCGTAAGCATTGGAATGGGGACACCATGGTCGGTGAGGACGGTGCCAGCCTGATTGGCGCTGCTGATTCATCCTCACTCCATAAACTCAGCCTGACGAACCTTTGCATGGTTCGGATTGAATACGGCTGGTATGGCGGCACTGGCTCTCGTCTTCTTTTCTATGTGCCTGAAGACGCCAATCTCTCAAGTGGTGCCACGGTCAAGGCCTCTCGTTGGATCATCGCGCATAACCTTAACTGCAGCGATAGGATCCCTTATCCCTCTCTGGGTAATCCAACCCTGCCGATGCAGTTCCGGGCGGAGAAGTCCGGTACGCTATCTGCCGATTCTTACATCCGCAAATACGGCGCTCAGATCAGCATCGATGGTGGTGACGCTGAAAAGCTTGCGATCTTTAGTCAGGACGGTGCAAAAGTAACGGGTATTGGTACGAGTGTTTTCAAACCCTTGTTGGCAATCCGTATTAAGGAAAATATCACAAACAATCAAGGTGAATCGAAGCGAAACCTTCTTCGTGTTTTCCCTCTTCTTGCTTCCCTAGTTAGCTCGCACAGGGCACAATTCCTGCTCGTCAAAAACCCGACAACTATGTCGGATTCTGGTGGCACTGCTGTCACGACATTCACCTCTAGCGGCACACTCTCTGCTATTGAGTTCAACAGCCCAGATAGTTCCTCCAATGCTATTTCTGCATTTACTGGAGGTGAGCAGCTCGCGTCATTCTTCACTGGTGATGCTGATGCAACTACTCAGTCCCTGACTGAGATCTTCACTTATGCCCGCCAGTATCTTACCCGTGAAGCTACAGCAACAACGGGCACCGCTGGTGATGTCCTTGTGATTGCAGCAAGATCAATCGACAACACCTCCAACACTTGTAAAGCCGCACTGACCTGGGGTCAGCGATAAATATGACTGCCTACCAACTCCCAGAAGACGTCGGACAAAACGCCGTCACCAGAAATGGGAAGGTGGTTCAGGCAGAGGGAACCTTTCCCAGTGGACAGAAAGCTGCTGGGAAAAGTATTCCGATTGTTCTGCCAAAGGAGAATTTCACCTTTCCCATCATCGATAACTATCGGCATAAGACCGAGGTTGATCGTGACTTACTAGGTTTCCCCAGGCAGACTCGACCCTATAATTTTCTTACCCGAGACGATCAATTCGAGTTATCTAAGGATGACTGGATTTACGACGTAACTGGGTTGAATGAACGTGCTGAAGACGACAGCACGCAGTCTGCCCGATGGACGCAGCTTAGTAATACGTCTGTCCAATACTCCCCCAGTCCTAACGGTCAGGTTCTATACAACGGTGCAGCAAATTCCGCACAGCTCACGCTGAGTACGAACAAAGGTGGTTTCCAGCGAGCCCGTATTGCTACAAAGCGCCGTTATCGGTATCAGCCGGGTCGAATCGTAAGAGCTAGTCTCGCCACACGCTTGTCGGTTGCTGACAGTCCCATCAGCCTCACACGTCTCTGGGGTGTCGGTGACACAACCGATGGATTCTTTGTTGAGTGCAAGGGTGATGGTGTTGGTGATCGTCTGAATATCCTTTATAGAAATTCAGCCGGTAATGGTCTTGTATATGAGACCAGAGTGCCGAGGTCTCAGTGGACAGGCGACAAGGTTGATGGATCAGGTAGCAGCAAGCAAACGCTTGATCTCAGTCAGACCTTCATGACCATGGTGGAATGGGGTTGGTACGGGGCAAGCAACGTCCGTATCTACTTCTACCTTGTTGATAAGGATGAGGATCTTCCTACCTCCATCACTCAGATCCCCCGAGCACGGTGGATCTTGGCTCATGAGCTAATTCTCGCTGATACTCAAAAGAGGAATGATCTTACCGAAAGCGATGGTGCTGGCAATGCTCGTTCGTATGATGTGCCCTCTCTTCGTACACCCTCACTTCCTATTTGGGTTGAGATCAACAACAGTGGAAACCTAGCGCGTAGTCATTTTATTGAGCGTTATGGAGCCTCTGTTCTCGTCGATGGTGGTGGTGATGATGCAGCCAAGATTCGAGTAGTAGATGCAGGCTTTGATACGGCCGTCCCTCCTATTATCGGTGGGACCTATTCAGGTGCTGGTACATCTATTGCGACGATCCGGTCTAGAAATACTATTACTAACGCTGACGACAAGGAGGTTGATAATCTTTTGATTACCACGCCAACATTGATGAATGTGGGCGCTTCAGATCTTGTAGAAATTGAGTTGTGGCTTGATCCTGTAATGGTCAAGCCCGAGGAAGTAGGTCATATAAACGGTGAGTTACCTTTTAGGAATGGTGACTATGTCAGCCCGTTCAATCTTGTTCCTCAACTAATCACTAGCTTCGATAGTAATGGAAACGAGTTTGCTATCACGCAGGAGCCGCCGACACTCGAACGTCTGACTGTTAATACTCAGTACGCTAGTGGTGATTTGTTGACTCTTGACGTCAGCTTTAATGATTACAGAATTGTAAAAAGCGGAAAGAAGGTTGGAAGTTTTCTTATTGACGCCGAGGGCGCATCTTTCAACTTAGAAGAAATCTTCAATAGCCAAAGAGAGGTATTGACCACCGAGTTCGATGCCCCCACAGAATTTCCTGCACAATCAGCAGCGATTACCGTAGAGGCTTTTGACACTTCTAACGGTCTTATTACGGTCAATCGTGCATTTCCTCTACGTCTCTACGAGAATCAAAGGATTCAGCTCGGCACCACTAATTACTATGTCTTGTCCATTGACTCTAGCAATTCCTTCAAGATCAAAGCGGCTAAAGTAGATACAAATGCCGTTACGTCTGGCATTTCCGCCGGTAGCACACTCGTTGCTTTCTACGAGCTTGATCTGGATGCTGCAATAGCTGCCAAGCTGCTCCCGGTTTACAGGTCTGAGCTGATCGTATTGGCCAAACCCTTTAACGGGGTTTACTCTAATTTGGACAAAACTACAGAATATAATGCTGAATGGATGCGACTTGTAAATACCACAAGTTCTGATACATACACCGTTCAGACTGCACCAACCGTAAACCTTTACCTGACTAACAGGGTGAGCTAATGGCTACTGGATCGAATCTCATCAATACTTCTGCTAATGGTCAGCCTACTGATAATGAGGATCGTCCGTTTAGTTTTGCCATCGGAACTCAGATTTTCCTGAATCCGTCAGACGATCCAACGTCAGCCGTCGTTTCATTTAAGGCTGATAGCAATCTCATTCAGGGGGCACTTGCCAGCGGTACATCGAATCTTTCTATTGGATTTTCGACGGACTCAGAGTTGAATACCCTCTCTAACTGGGGAGAATACAACATCAGAACTGCTAGCGGTAACAGATTCCCTGTGGGCTTTGGCCGTGTTTCTACTGCTCCTAACAAGATTGGAGTAAACATCGAGGGCACACAAGTTACAAGTATTGGCAGACCCTCTACTGTTGGTGCTATCGATGTAGCCAGTAATGAGTTGTCTATTACCAGTCACCCCTTTAATACTGGGGATCGTGTTCTTGTTACTTCCACTGGCACTGTTCCAGGCGGACTTGCAGCGAATGTTGGTTATTTCGTAATCAGCGCTTCCGCTAATTCAATCAAGTTGGCAACTACTCGCACCAATGCCGTTAGTAACTCGGATATTGATATTCAAACAACTGGTTCAGGTACAATTACGGTAGCTTCAGACGAGATTTTTACTCTCACACGCGCTGGTAGCAGTGGGTCCGTAACGCTCAAGAAGGCTGACGTAACAGTCGCAACGTTTACTAATACGAATTCAACCAGCCCTCTCCGTCTTTTCTATTGGAATCGAGAGCAATCGGCATCTTCAACAGATCCGGTACTGAAGGAAATTAAGGTTACAGGAGCCATCTGACATGGTCGCTACACGCAACATCACTGATCTCAACGCGCTCGTCACGCCTGCGGCTGACGACATTATGCTGATTGTCGATCGGCTGAGCGCGACTAGCACCGAAGCAAAGCAGATTACTTGGGGCAACATCCAAGAGGCCCTGCAAGATATTGTCGGTGCTCTTGCTACTGACACCACATCGGTTGACTTTACTTACGACGACGCGAACGGTCAGCTTACTGCGGTTGTCGTAAATAACACCACTACTCAGAAATCAATTTTCCATGACGGGACTACGTCTAGTACCCGCCAGGAAGGCCGCTTCATTGATGGTGTAGGAATCAATGTCGAAGTCGCCGATAATTCAAGTAATGATCGTGCGGATATTACGGTCAAGAACACTGGTGTTGTCAACGCTTCTAGCAACACTGTTTCTGGAACGTCTTTTGACTTTATTTCCGCTGTCACCGTTGAAGGAGATGGCAGTAAGACGCTTAGCCTTCGCCCGCTAAAGCTTGGCTCTAACAAACTTTCTGCAACACTCACCGACTCGAACGCATCCCTGACGCTGGATATTGCAGCCTCAAACATCAACATCAACGACCTGGATAGTAGTAATCCCCTGGCGGTTACTACAGGTGGAACCGGGGCTTCGACGGCTGCAAATGCCAGAACCAATTTAGGTGCAGCTAAGTCTGGTGCAAACTCTGACATCAGTTCTCTCTCCGGCCTTACAACAGCTCTGTCAGTCGCTCAAGGTGGCACTGGCGGAACAACTGCTAGCGCTGGTCTGGCGAATCTGCAGGGCCTGAACTCCGTCGCACACGTTGGTGCATCTGGTCAAAGTATTGTTCACGACACTCAGGCTCTTGTATCGGGCGCGTATCGTGCCGAGTTGCGTGGTATCAAACCTGCTACTGGAAACACGATCACCGTTGCTGTAGATGGCAGTGACGTCGCGATCGGCACGAATGCAAACAACATTCTCGACGCTGTCACAGGCGCTCGGAACATCAACGGTGCGCGGATCACCGGCGCGGCAACGCCTTTGAACGATAGCGATCTTGCGACCAAGGGCTACATCGACAGTGTTGCTCAAGGCCTTGATGTCAAAGCTGCAGTTAAGGTCGCAACGACAGGTGCTCTTGCTGGTACTTATGCCACGAGCGGTCAAACGTTGACTGCTAACTCCAACGGAGCGATTCAGGTTGACGGTGTCACCCCTACTGCATCTGATCGAATTCTTCTAAAGGATCAGGCAGATGGGACACAAAACGGGATCTATGTTGTTACCACTGTCGGTGATGGTAGTAATCCGTTTGTACTGACACGCGCCGCTGATTTCAACACTAATGCTGAGATCAACGCTGGCTCCTTCATGTTCGTTGAGGCAGGCAGCACTAACACCAGTAAGTCTTTTATCCAGTCAGTCGCAAACCCGACCCTCGACACAACTGCTTTAGTTTTCACGATTTTTGGCGACAACACTGTCGCTCCTAATTCGGTTGGTAACACTAAGCTTGCCCAAATGGCGCAGGCAACTGTCAAAGGTCGTGCCGCCAGCACTGGTACTGGCGACCCCGTTGATCTCACTGCTGAGCAGTTGGTTGGTGTAATCAACGCTGCTTCTACCGCTACAATCAACCAAGCTAGAGTTTCAGGAATGACGGGTAACGGAATTGTTACCCTCTTGAATACAGCAACATCTAACTTGGACTGCGGAACCTACTAATTCCTCTTATTGCCTTTCGGGCTTTTATTTAGGTTATGGGACTACCAATACAAAACATTCGCAGTTCAACTGCGAGTAAGCGTCCGACCGCGAGCAATCTTGCCGACGGTCAAATCGCCATTAACTATGAAGAGAGTGACCCTGGTATTTATCTGAAGGGTTCTTCGGGTGCTCTGATCAAGGTAGCTCCTACCTACGTTTCCGCATCTGCTCCTAACTCATCTCCGGCTACAGGGGGATCTACAGGAAATTCAAAGGGTGAAACTTGGCTTGATACCAGTACCACTCCAGCGACCCTGAAGACCTGGAATGGTTCAGCATTTGTAGAAGCTGGTGGTTTTACGGATGTTCACATCACTGGCCGCTATAAACAATCCATTGTTGCAGTTTCCGGTACTCAGATTGACTGCTCAGCAGGCAATTATTTTACAAAAACGATTACCTCTGCCACTACATTTGGGTTTTCCAACGTTCCTAATTACTGTGCCTACAGTTTGACACTAGAGGTCACTCATAACGGCGGTTCCGTTGCTTGGCCTTCCGCTGTCAAATTTTCCTCTGCTGGTGCCCCTAGTCTCAGTGCAAACAAGACAACGTTGTTTTTCCTGGTTACGGACGACGGCGGTAATCGATGGCGAGCTGCTGCTCTGCATGATTACGACACCTGATTGACTTCATCAATTTCTTAACTTCTCTTATCCGCTTTCAAAACAATGTACGTTCGCGTTGATGGTCTGACAGTAGCTGAATATCCTTATAGCTTTGTTCAGCTTCAAAGAGATAACCCATCCGTTAGTTTCCCCATTCCATGTGATGATGAATTACTAGCTGAATGGGGCGTATATCCAGTTCAAACTGTTGTTCCTGATTATGATGCAATCACTCAGGACGCACTTGAAGCTGATCCCGTTTGGGATGCCGAGAATGAAGTATGGAAGCAGTCTTGGACAATCTCTGATTTAGCTGCTTCGGTCATTGACTCTAATCGTCAAGCTGCTGCTAACTACGTCGGTTTTCACCGTGCATTGCTTGGTAGTGATGTCTACGAAACCATTCGTACTCAGGCTGGCTCAAGTCTGGCTTTGAATGTAGCTTGCACTGAGTTTATTGCGGCGCTTACAGACGCTAAATACGGATCTGTGGAGACAGCAGTATTCCAAGCTTGTCTCGATCAAATCATCGCTCTCGCTACTCTGGATGATGATGATCGAATCGCTTTCCAAGTTCTGATGCGGACTTTCTCACTAGGCACTCTTTACTCGGTTTGGGACGGGGATCTTCCCGCTGCTTCTGCCTCTGAGGGAGGTGGTAACTGATATGGATCCCACTACACAACGTTTGATGATGGGTGCGGCCGGTGGCGGTTCTGGTATCCCCCTGCCAGTCACTTATACACTTAATTCGGTCGATAATGTACGCACTGGCGATCAAAACCATGTGGTAGCTCAATGGTGGACAACAAATAACACAAGCGGATTATTTATCAGCACAGGTTATCAGACATATCAAGGTTATTACGCCGGTACACTTGTTCAAAATGTTACTTGTACCGCTACTCTTGGCGGTGCAGCTGGTGGTTACAATACCAACGGCCGTTCAATTAGCGCTACTTTTGATTTTATTGCTGGTGACAGGCTTGTATTTTTCGCAGGTAAGCCGACAGTTCATTCAACCCAAGGGTCTCAACAAGGTGTAGGTGCCGGAGGAGGCGCGAGTGTTCTTGCGTTATACACGAGTAGTGGTTTCACCCCTCTGATTGTTGCTGCCGGTGGTAGTGCTTCACACTCTGTGCGTCAGACGCTTAATTGTGCAAGTCCGCTGAGTGCGACTAGCGGTGCTAATAGTGTAAGAAACCAAACTAATATCGGTAACAATGGTAACCAGAACCAAATAGGTTCAGGCGGCGTTGGTCGTGGTACTAGAGGTAATACTCAGATGGCAGGTGCAGGTTGGTTTTATCGTGCTCAAGACGATAACAGCAGCACAATCGCAGACGATTCTGGCCACCCCGATACATTGGCAACGGGTGCAAGAGGAGGTAATAAGACCGCCATTTCACAGAACAATAATACTAATGGTTCTGATGGAGGTTTTGGCGGCGGTGGTGCCGACGCAGACTCTAATTATTACTGCCCTGGCGGTGGTGGTTTTTATGGTGGATGGGAGTGTGCAGGCAGCAATGCGAGCCAACAACTTACTGTGGATGGCTACTCCGAATACGTCTGGTACACCAATTCTGCTGGACAAGCTAGCACTACCAACAATGCTTATGAGTTTGGCCCATTATCTTATGTAAATACTGGCGTCAAAAACTGTCGAAATGTTACCGATAACGGTCTACACGGTAGTACGACAAGTACCAATTCCGATAGTCAGCAATCGTATGGAAGAGTAAACCTTGTATTCTCTTAATTGACATAATCAACAAGGGATCCGCCCCGCCAGCGGGTCCCCGAATCGTCCGTCACAAAGAAAAATAAATGTGTTTTTGAGGTCGCCAAGGTCGGCGCGGTGTCATCTGGCCATTTCACTGAGGACGGCCAGGACAGTGTTCCTCCAGTGTGATAAACCTCTAATGTGAATCCATAAGCCCTACCTGAAGCGGGAACATTGGTAAAGCTATAGGATGTATTCGATGATGCCGTATGACAGAAATAATTACCTGTAGAGCAATCTACAGTCGCATTGCTCATCGTCACTTTGTTACCTGCATAAGCTCCGGTAACGTCTAGATCGGTATTTGTTGAGACCGAGGTAGAACCAACCGACATTTTGCCGGAGGTTGAGAGTTGGCCGCTTGTACTAATTGCGGTACTACCAGCGATAGTTCCGCTCGTCACTGCGCTACCGCTTACCTTTCCTGCTGTAGAGATGGTGTTTAGTTTGCTGTCGGTAATACTTCCAGCAAGCTGAGTATTCGTAATAGTCCCTGCACCACCGCTTGGGATATTATCAACAGTAATCGTCTGCGTACTGGTGATAATAGTGTCAACTTTTACTGATCCGTAAGCCATTAGACAATCGCCCAGGTTGCGTTGTTAGGAACTTCTACAGTCACACCGTTTGCTATTTCTACGGGACCTGCTGATATACCATTGTAGCCGCTGGCCAATGTTATATTACTGCTGATTGTTTGCTGCGACTGGAAGATCACCGCTTGAGATGATCCTCCACCGCCTGCTCCAATCTCAACGATGGACTCGGTTCCACCAACGCTCTTCTTAATGAAGACCTTTCCATCATTGGTATTGATGGCCAATTCTCCCAGCTCAAGCTGGGAGGTTGTAGGTGAACGGCCAGCGACTGCCGACCGAATATGTTTAATAGTGGAAGCCATAAGTCCTAATTAAGATCAGAAAGTCCCGCCGTCTAGCGTCACATTATCAATAGTATTACCAGAACCAGTAATAGCAAGATTGCTGACAACACGACTTCCATTGATAACTTGTGTTCCACCAATGCTTAGTCCACCACTGGTGACGTTGATGTTTTGATTGAACGTCCAGGAATTGGTTGCATCTAACCACACAATCGTATAGTCAGCGGCACCTTTCAGCGTAATACCACCACCATTAGCAGTTGTATCTGTTGGCGTACTGGTATCACCAAGGACAATGTTTTTGTCTTCAACCTTGACCTCAGTTGTGGACAGAGATGTCAAGGCACCATTAACTGTCAGGTCACCCGTGACACTAAGGTCGTTGGTGACTGTCAGATTGTTCCCAATGGTTACATCATTAGGGAGCCCGACTGTTACCGTCCCTGACGACTCGGCGACCTCCACTTCATTAGAGGTCCCTTGAATCGTCAAGGTTCCGCCAAGTGCAATAGCTGTGCTGTTACTGCCGTCCGTAACAGTAAGTGTGCTGTTCGCAAGTCCGGTATTTGGAATGCTTGCTAGGTTGAATACACCAGTTGAACTGTTGTAAGTCAGGCCGCTATTAGCTGTTGCACTGACCGCAGCGCGACTACGAGCGTCCGTGTAGTACAGGTTGCTCGAACCCTCACCAATGTCATCGGTGTCCAGCGTGATGGATGCACCAAGGCTGACGCTGTTCGAGTTGACAGTAACAGCGGAATTTGTAAGAGAGCTGTTAGGAATTGATGCCAGGGCGATGACACCTGTACCTGAGGTGTAAGTTACGCCGGTATTTGTTGTGGCAGAGAGCGCTCCTCGTGCTCTAGCAGTTGTGTGATATAGGTTGGAAGATCCCTCACCAATATCGTCAGTATCCAGCGTAAGGCTGCCGCCTAAGGCCAGCGAATTGCTGTTGATGGTAACTGAGCTATTGGCAAGACCAGAATTTGGAATTGCTTCACCACCAATAGCGATGACACTTGTCGCGTTACCGGATCCATCATCGCCGTACCCGTAGTACAGCAGTTTGTCGGATGTATTTTCATTGAATGCAAGCTCACCCGACTTGAGTGTCGAGGGGCTTCCAGCATTACCGCTACTAGCGCGGCGTTTAATCTTTAGGG